ACACCTAAAACAACTTTATCAACATCAGTAAGAGTTGTTTTACCTTTCCAATAAATATTTTCAACTGCTATTTCTTGAGTAGAAGCACCTTCAACTGTTATGTTCTTTGCTGTAATATCATTACCAACTTGTAAATCACCAGCTATTGTACCATCACCTAAAATAGATGCATCACCATCTGTACGTAAAGTTCCAATAACAGCTGAACCTAAAGTAGCAGAGTTTGTTATAATTGACTGAGCTGAAATATTCTGCAATACCCAGTTAGTAATGTTGGCTGTAGTTGCATTGAGTGTTGAGATATTAGCTTCTGATAAAGTGGCGTTGTTTGAAATAAGGTTTGTAATTCTACCTGTTGTAGCCACCAATTCATCTAATGTTGCTAAGCTGCCTTCTAATTCTTCTATAATGGCTTTTACTGTTACTTCTAAGTTCTCAATATTTACATTACCTAAATTAGCTTCTGTTGCCTGTAAAGTTGTAATTGCAGCATTTATAGCAGTAATCTGGTCTGTATTTATAGAGTCGGCCATCTGTTCTTTGTAATCTGCAAGATTTTCAGCTAAATTGTCAAGAGCTTGTATTGTTTCATCAATTCTAACTGAAAGCTGATTGATGTCATCTTTTGTGGCTCTATTATCATCCTTACTGAATATTTCTTGAGATTTTTGTTCATCGGGAAATAATTGTCTCATCTGTTCTAATTCCTTTTATTTTATTAGATTTTATATGAAAGTATATCTATATATGAAGTAATATACTAAAAGAAATATATTATGATATCATAATAAATAAATATAAACAATAGTATAAAACTTCAAATCAATTCAAATCAATTCTGTCAATAATAACAAAGTAAATTTTTTACTGATAAATACTTCCTGTACATATCTTACAAGTACCTGTTGTACAACCTTCATTACAGCTTCCTGTACAACCTTCATTACAGCTTCCTGTGCAACCTGCATTACAAGAACCAGTGCAGTTATCACATTCTCCATTTGCACAAGTAGTATTACAACTACCTCTACAAGGACTACATTCTCCATTAGCACAAGTACTATCGCAGCTTCCTGTACAAGTACCACATTCTCCGTTGGCACAGGTTGTATTACAAGTTCCACCACAAGTTTCTGCTATACCACAGCCTTGACTATATCCACATTCAGCAGCTTCACCAAATGCAGGTGGGCATTCACCAGTTGAACCACAAGTACCCCATCTTTCAGCACAAGCTAATAATACAGGTTGGTCGCAAGTTGTCCAGTCTTCTCCAGCAGTACCACAGTCGGCTTCACCTACATTTCTACAGCCATCTTCGCCTGCATATTGACAAGCATTAGGTTTATCTTCATCTATATATCCACATTTTCTTTCACCAGGGCCTGTACAACTATCTTCACCTTTTCCTATGCAGTAGCTTTCACCTGGGCTTTTACAGTTAGCTTCACCTGGGTATACACAACTTTTTTCTCCATAATATTTGCAGTTAGCTTCACCATTTATAATACATCCATCTTCATCAGTATCTCTACAGTTTGATTCACCTGAGAAACCACAATCATCTTCACCAGAAAATCTACAATGCGATTCACCAGGCATTGTACAAAAGTCTTCTCCATTTGACTCACAACCATCCTCACCTGGATTGAAGCAAGTATCTTCCCAAGCTGAGCCACAAAGTCTTTGTCCAGCGACGAAACACATATTATCTTGTCCTTCATAAAGACAAGGGTCATTACTATCAGGGTGGTCATCGGTTTTTTCAAATGTATTACAAGAAGTATCGCCTGTAGCTGTACAATCTTCTCCAACAACACAAGTACTATCTTCACTAACAGCTTGACAACTTTCTTCCAGTCCATTTGCACAACTTTCTTCAGCACCACAACCACCTTGTATAGTACAAGTTTCTCCACAATCTAATGATATTTCACAACCTGTTGTACAAGCATTACCTTGGTCATTTTGACAAGAGCCATAACAAGTGTCTAAACAATCCAACTGGTCTTGAATTTCATCCGCTACATCATCGAGGTCATTTTCTACATTATTCAATGCATCATCGATTTCCTGTAATGTTTCAATAGTTGCGTCACCATTTTGACAGAAATAATGAGCTTCATTAGTTGCATCTTCTACCTGTTCGTGCATATCAATAACTTGCTGGTCCATAATTTCGCGCAAGTTGTTAGCAGTTGATTGCATATTCAACAAAAAGTTTTTTAGTGCTTCAAGGTTTTGATTTGATAAGCGGAACTTTTCTTTATAAGAGTCTATAACAGAGCGAGAACTTCTATCAAGATTGGACTTGTTCATTTGTCTTGCATATATCATTACTTATTCTCCTCTACTATTTGAGATGCCTGGTCTACAATTGTATTCATACCAACCCATTTATTTCTTCTCATATAAATTGTTTGTAATACCTGAGTTATTGAGTCGGCAATCCATTGTAAGTTTTTAGATATAGTAGTCAATTTATTAGCAGTATTTACTACATTTTTAGCAACCACTTGCTGTTGGTTAGCATCATTTATAATTTGCCCTACTTCAGCATCTTCTCTATGTACAATAGATTGAAGGCCAAGATTACGAGTTTCATCTTTTCTATTTTGAGTTCCATTATCTCTCTCGTGAACTAATGGAGCACGATTTGACTACCCGCGCTCATATTTCTCCTTACGGTTCCTAGGCAACCGACCTTTTATAAACCCTTCTGGGCAAAACTCCTGGAATACTTCTTTCGCACCATTATTCCACCAATGATGAGGATGCTCTTTCATAGTCTTTCTAAAAGTCTCAAATCTTCTTTTCTCTACTTCTGGTTTATGACCAGCAATAATTGCTTTTCTGAAAGATTCTTTTGATTTTTGAGCAGACTTTATACCTATTTTTCTTCTATGTTCTTCTGAAAATACTCTTCCTTTGTTACTTTCAGAAATCTTCTTTTTTCTTTCTGGACTTTGATTATGTATTTTCATATGTTCGCCTTGAGTAAGAAAAATCAATTCTTCTGGACTTCTATTGAAATACATACCAAGTTCAATTAGTCTTTGAGGAGTAATATACTTTCCTGAAAAAGGTGCAATTTCTAATCTATGATGACAATGCCAAGTACGCTTAGTATCTGATATTGCTTTATCATAATTTTCAATTTTGGTTATATCACCTTTACAATATGAGTTTACACATTTCTCACTTATCATTTCTTTTCCTCTTTTATTTTATTAGATATTGGTTCATAAGCAAAGCCAGTCAATCCCATTATCAATTCAGATTGAATACGATGTCTTTCAAACTTTACACCTTCATTGTAAGCATTATCTATCTTATCTTTTGAAACAGTAGCACCTAATTGTCTATAGCTTTCCAACAATTGGTCTAAAACTTTTACATTCTGTAACAACTGTACCCATCTATATCTGAACTCACAGTTAGGATTTACTTCTTCTGAACCACATCCTGTACATTCTGATTGCATATAGAATTTACATATTTTACAAGTTTCTGGCTCAACCCAACCACCTGGATTCTTTACATCGTGTTCACTATCAATAAGGTTACATTCACAATAACCACCAATAGTATCAATAACAAATGTCTGATAGTTACCTAAATCATCTTTATTTGGATAGTATTTAGAATCACCAAGATTATGCCTTGCTAACTGAAATCTTCTGCAAATACCATTACCATCTGATTTAGACTTCAATACTCTCCATCTTTCTACCTGTTCAGCTATATATCCATAGTAAGGCTTCCACATCAATTCATTTTTTATATTTGGGTCTTTTATAATAAGAGCTAAACGCAACCAGTCATTCATATAATTATCAAGTTCGTGAGCTAAAAGATGGTCTAGTTCAAGATTACCAGTATTTGCGTTTTTCCAGTTGTGATGAGCTACATTTCCTAAAGGCTTTCCTTCCAACTCTTTATAGAAGTTTGAACCAAACTGGCCTCTAGTGTTTTTAGCACCTAAATCATATATGCCATCATATACTCTGTTGAGCTTGATGAACAATTTAGCAAATACATCTTTTGGCATTTTGATAGATTTGAAATAGTCATCCCAATACTTTTTATTGGCAAATACATCATAGTTGTAAAAGTTGAGACAGTCATTTACCATATTCAAATGACCACTTCTAAACATATCAGCAATATTAGCTGCAAAAGGTTCATCATAAATTGGGTCGATATCACCTGTTCTAATCCACTGACCAATACCATCGTGTGATAATTGGCAAGTCATATTATGTTCTCTAATGAAATCACATATCTCATTTCTTGCTAATGGATAGCCACCTGTTGATGTGTTTATCATCAACTTCATTCCATATCTGTTGACAAAGAAGTCTTCCAAAAAGTCTACTGTTTCAACTGTGGCCAAATGACAAGTAACTGGGTCTCCACCCCATAAGTCAATATGTACTTGAGCTTGTTCACCTTTCTTTTGTTTTTCAACTGCCATTTTGAATCTATCATTATGCTCCAATGTTTCAGTCATTTTATTGAAATCAGCCTTGAACTCATTATATGTTTTTTCATCAATCTTTTCCAATGAGCCAATAATATCTGACTTATTTATACCTTGAGTATAGTCCAATGTAGATGCGGCTGAACAATATTTACAGTTATGTGAACAGCTTTCTACACCTGCCATATTGATTGAATAGTTTATATGATTACTACCTTTTGCTACAGGTCCTTTATAATCATTTCCACAATTCCAAGATTCTAATTTCTGTCCCATTATTTTATTTCTCCTATATCTTCTAATAAATGTTGTTTGTTTGATGTGCCAACTAATGTTATATCAATTAGTTGTTCATTTCTAATTAGTTCATATGCTTCTTTTGCATTTATTCTTCCTTCTTCTGTTGGCCTCATATTTATAATAGTAAAGCCATTTGATTTCAGGTATTCTAAGCCTTTATGCCCAGGAGCAGCCCAAACGCCATTAGCCCATCTTTCTACTCCATCAACGTTGAAAGGATTGTAGCTAATCATAGCAGTGTCAATATCTGCGTTCATCTTTTTCATTGTTTCTACAAACAACTTTAGTTTAGTCAAACTACAATGAGCTGAAAAACCGATATGATTTATCTTACCTTCTTTTTTGAGCTTCTCTAATATTGGTTGTATTCTTTTATAGAGGTCTAAGTCTTTTCTAATGCTGTAGCCCTTACTGAACTGCATATCAAATATTGCGTGATATAAATAATATTCAAAATACTCCTGTCTTGTAGCCGATAATTGCATATTGAGTATAAAACGAATAGACTTCTCTAATTCAGCATCTGAGCAAGTATAAATATCAACTGGGTAAACTTTAGCAAATAAAGGAAGTTTATTTATAATCTTATAGTCTTTTTTATCTTTCAAAAAGTCGCCAAGAAATCTATCATTTACTAGAGGTCCAGAATATCCATAACCACTATCAAATATTCTTATTCCTTTATCCCAGGCTGTTTGATATACTTCTTCTTTGTTGCCTCTACAGCCGCCCATTCCATAAACCATTATCTTATAGCTCCTGTGTTTTTCTTATAGTTTGTTTCATTAGATTTGATTTCCATTCTGGTTCCATCTTTACAGAAAATAATAATAACATTGTCTTCTGTAAATGACTGAAGTTTCTTTATCAAGTCTTCATCTAAATCTTCTAATAATAAAACAGCGCTTTGTTTATGATATGCATCTATAGTTTTTTTCAATGCTTTCAAATCTTTATTCAAGGTTTTAGCTTCTTTTATAGAGTCCTGTAATAAAACTCTTTCTTTTTCTAATTCTGCTTTTCTTTGTTTATATTTAGCGAACAAAATGACGGCCTCCTTCTCCGTTACCTATATCCAATAAACCAATTTCATTACCGCCTTGGAAATCTTCATATTGTTGTATCATTTCTTTAGCAGATGTTATTTCTTTAGCTGGTTTATTTTCAGCAATCAATCCCATTACATCATAAGCAAATTGTCTAGAACAATAAAGTACAGCCATCATAGCATTTCCGTGATAAGCATCTTCATCTAATTCGTGCAATATAACATCTGTATCTTCATCTCTTTTCCAAATCATATTTTCAGCATCTTCAATAGTAGCTTTAGCATTATCTGATAAAACAACTGTAGAAGCGACAAACCAATCTGATAATTGGTCCAATGCATAATCTTTATCATATTTATAAGCTAATGTTACATTTGGTATATGATAAGTTATATAAAGGTCTGAAGCAGCACTTTTCTCGTTAGTGTCGCAAATCACTTGTGGTTCTCTATCCAACTTGAAATTGTCTTTTAGGTATTTGACCATCTCTTGAGCTTTACTAGATATTTCAGTAATACCTTTTTTAGCTTCTGACCAATCTTTGACAATATACATCTTTTTGTCATTCTTATCAGCTAAAATACCAACTACAGCAGCTTTATCTTCATAACCCCAGTCAATACCAACATAAGCATAATGATATAATTTATCTTTTGGTGGCTCTACTTTGAAATACTTCTTGATATAAATTGCTTCATCATCATAAGCATTTACATCTCCGAAATACTCTCTTCTAATAAACATTGAGTCTGGTGTTACTCCATACATAGCGCATACTTGAGGAATTACTTGGTCTTTATTAGGAATAAAAGGATTATCCATAAATGTCCAGTGATAGCGTTTTACATTACCATTATTATTCCATAGTTCGTGAGCAAATGAAACTTTAGTTCTAGGTGGTGTTCCTACGAAAACCATTTGAGAATCAGCATAGTCAATAGTAGCAGGTTGTAATACTTCCTGTACCAACTCTTTCAAATGTCTCATATGTCCAAACTCATCAATAATTACTAATGCAACTTTCTCACCACGTATCTTATTCACATCAGCTGCGTTATTATTACCAACTATAAGTAACCAAGAACCATTATCAAATTGAACTAATCCACCTCCAATAGAACCTGATGTTATTTTCAATGAGTCACCTACTGCTTGCATAGCAATATCAAATGGTTTACTAATCTGTCTAACTGCAGCATCAAAAGAACGGTTTATATAAACTACGTGCTGGTCTGGTTTCAATAATCTCTTTACCAATAAACGACCCATCAATTCTGTTTTACCAGAACGTCTTGAACAAATAGCAAGAATAATCTTATCTGTATCATTATCGAATACTTCCTGTTGTTTATCATATAATGTTTTTCTAATCTGATAAAGAGCGAAACCATAATCTCTATTCATTTGCTTATTGAGTGTTTCATCAAGAGTATCAAGTAATTTAGGGTCGAAAATAGCAGAAGCTAATAATCTAGCTGCTTGACTATTTGGGTCTTTTTTAGCTTCATTCATAAAGTTGTCAATAAAATTTGTTATATATGAATGACCATTTTTCTCTGCACCTAAAAGCTTATCTCTAATAATATCTTGAACTTCTGGCGTAATTCTTTTTGTTCTACCTTGAGTAATAGCTGGTGATTTAGTAATTGCTTGAGTTGCAGCAGTCTTTTTACTATTCTTTTTCTTACCATTAGCAGAAGCCAACGCTTTATTATTAGCAAAATTATTAGGTGTATTTGCTTTTGTTGTATTCATTCCTTTCGACATTTTTATTTTCTCCTGTAATGTTTTCCTTTATGAGCTTCAGACATTTTCTTTTTTGTTTCTTCGGAAAGAGGCTCACGTTTTTTTCCTTTTCTGGCTTCAGATATTTTCTTCTTAGTTTCTTCTGAACGATGTTTTCCTTTCCAATAACCGTTGTGTCCTTTTTTCCAAGATGTTGAATTACCACCTTTCATCTTTTCAGATATTTTCTTCTTAGTTTCTTCTGAACGATGTTTTCCTATCCTTGCATCTGAAAAACTGTGGCCACCTTTTGTAAGGTTGTATTCAGCTTTACCTCTATTTTTATATTCTGCAATCCAAAAGATTTCTTGTTCATCAAGTTCTTCTTTTGAATTACAGAAACAAATCAAAAACTTTTCAAAATTTTCAATGCCATACTTATTTTTAGCAAACTCTAAAACAGTTCCTGAGCCCATATATCCGTCTTTATTCCAAGATTTATTATAAAGCTTTTTCTGTCCTACATAAGTCTTACCATTTACATTATTTACAATCAAATAAATATATCCATAAACACTTTTATTCATTTTCAGCTATAAGCTCCATATCCATATTTTCTTTATATTTATCTTGTGGCATTTGAGTTACATTCTTTTCATACCATACATCTTTAGGTGCTTGTATAAACTTTAGACAACGTAAATAACAATAAGAAGATAATTTACTAGGCCTAACACCTCTTGTTATAAACTCCATAACATATGCTGCAGAATCAACTGCTTTTGCCACTAAATCTTCATCTTTTATTATAACTTTTCTAGATGTATAAATCTTTTTACAAATATTCAGGCAGGTTATATATACTGCCATCCACATTTCATCCCAATGTTTTTTACTTTTAGCTTGTAACCATAAATCGTAATTACTTTGAAAGGATGCCTCATTTTCTTTGGCATCCTTCTGTAAATTTATTAGATAATCAGTCATCTTCTATCTCCTATTCTAATAAATTAGTGGAACAAAATAATTACTTCCAAATAAATAGAGGTGGAAGACCAGCTGCAATAGGTGACTTCAACTCTCTTCTATATTCATCATAAGTAATACATCCGAAAGCTGGGATAAGCTTATCATAATAGTAATACGTACCATCAATATTCACAATCAATGGCGCTCCATTTTGTAATTTACGGAATTCACCATTGCTATCATACTCACCATACTTTTTGAAATATTCTTCTCTATCGCAAATAGCGTTTTTGCTTTTATTCTTATCTAAAATTATTTTACTGCGCATAAATGTACTCCATCTCAAAATCATCCTGGGCTAAAATACCAAGATAATTACCATCTCTATCAAGTGGCTGAACATATCCTTCATCATCAACTAATGTAACAATTGGTGTATATCTATTCTTTTCATCATAGCATAATACAATATACTTTTTATATTCTTCTGACATTTTATAATCAGCAATAATATAATCAACTACTTCTAAAATGTTTTTAGACTTTGCCAATTCTTCATCTTTAGAAAAGCGGGCAAAATCCGAAATCATATCATTCTCGGTCTTTCCTGACAACTTACCAATAGTTACAATTACACTTCCAATAAGTGAACCATATAATGTATACTCTTTCAATTTTCTATCGCTTTCTGCTGTTTCTCTAATCTTTTTTACTTTATTGCTCATCTTTAGTCTCCTCTGTTACAATTTCAGATAAATCAAAATCATCATCCAATACAATCATACTTTTATTACAAGTAGGACAGTTTATGTACTTCTCCCAAGTTTTTGTTGGTAAGCAAAGAATTGCTCCACAATACTTACATTTATAGATTTTAGTCTGCATCTTTATTTTCTCCTATATTATAATAATAAATGCTACCTAATGTTGAAACCTTGAACATCTTATCTAATTCAGCTTGAGATTTATTGTAAACCTCTTCTTTAGATAAATATTCAATACCAACTGCATCTAATGCTTGTACTTTTGCTTCTAATGCTTTGTTTTCAGAATAAATACATCCAAAAGCAAGTACGCATACTGCAAAAAAACCAGCAATAAGTGCGCCTGTTAGCTCTCTCATACTAGAAAGCCAAGCAGTAACCAATAATAAAATTCCAAAGATAATAAAACATAAAAACATAACTGTAATCTCCTATATATTATAATTAGTATTATTTTTTTATAAACTTCCTAATAGATGTTGGAACACCATATCTTACTGAAAGACTATCTCCAGATGGGTCAAATACAACATATCCTTCTTTATCGACAACTACAAAATGAGTGCCATTATTATATTCAAACATAACAATGTTCAAATCTTCTACTAAGCTCTGTTTCTTATAGTCTAGCTTCTCAACATCTATAACTTTAGTAATTGCTTTACAAGTATCATTTATATATTGAACAGGTTTAGAAACATAGCCGTCATCGTCAATATAGCCATCATACCAGCCTTTCAAAACATAAGAAGTCAAATCTTTCATTGTTCTGGCACCAGCAAACTTGTATGCTAAACAATAAGCATAACAACTGTTACCAAATAATTCTTTCATTTTACTTTGAATATTTTCCATTATTCATTCTCCTATATAATTAGTTAGTCGTTACTGTATTGTTCCATTTCTTCCAAAACATCAACAATACGCTTTATTATATCTTTATCTTTGACCCAGTAAGTATACAGCCAGTGCAGCATTTTGTGAGTGAGTTTGTTTAGCATTCTAAATCTATTTATATCTTTCAAATCTTTATAATGTTCTTCTCTCAAATCTTCGTGGTGACAATTACATCCTGAAATCAATTTTTTTCCAGTAATGTAGTCAATACCGTTATCTTTTACATACACTTGATGTCGCCATTTCTTCCATTCAGAAGAGGCTCTAAACTTAGTTTTCCAAGATTGACTTGATGCTTTTCTACTCAATGTTTATTTCTCCTATATATTATTTAGTTTATTTTTCTGGGATAAACTCTTTTCCTCATATTAGCAAGATTTATATTTGCTTTCTTTGTTGTTCTGTATAAATCTCTTTTATAAAACCAACATTCTTCTATAGGCGGTATTTTTATAAAAGAAGCTGGTATTATAATAATATTATCAGCATTCAAGAAACAAAACCAATCATTTAGTTTTACATCTGATGCTGGAAACCAATTACCTTTATCATCGTGTTTATAAGCATCAATGATGACTTCTTTTCCGTGACAATATTGACAAACTTTCAAATCCATAAACATTTGTCTTTTGCCGTCATCAATAATAATATCTATTCCCAAATAATTGAGTATGTTATCGCCTAATGTAATTATATTACAATCGGGAAATATTTCTTTTAGCTTATCTACAACTTCTGGTAGATATGAAGCTTCAATATTGTTGGTTCTATTATTATCTTTATACTTCAAATAAGCTTCGTGAGCTTTATTGTATTTATCTTTTAGTTCATTCAAATTCATATTATAATTAGTAGAATGTAAATAATTACATATTATAAAAGAATAATATAATAATAACAATAGTATAAAACTTCAAATTGGCCCAACTTATTTATTTTCGTATACTAATTATTATGTAAAATAGGGCAAATTACCTATTGATTTTTTGCCGCTAATATTATATAATAATAAACAATAAGGAGTTATTGAATTATGAAAGAAATTGAACAATCTATTTTTGTTGATGACGAAGATGAAGGCTTTGTAGTTGAAGTTATTCTTTACAAAGATGGAACATCAGAACAAGTAGTTTATGATGAATGCGGAAATAGAATATAAATTTTTGTTATATTTGAAAATAAAATGTAAAAACTAGCTTTTATGATAATATAATTATAGAAGCTGTTATTATATATTATATAAGCAATTTACATTTTTTGTGAATATACTAATTATATAAAGATAATTTATATGTTTACTTTTTTTAGTAATCATACTAATTATATATAAAGTAAGTAACTTATGGCAGAGTAGCGGCCGCCTTTGTTACTTCTGCCATAGGAGAAAGCTTTATGACATTATTAGAAAAAACTTATCAAATCTTACATCAAGAAAACAAATCAAAAGTTGAAAATGAATGGTCTTATGAACCAAAAAGACCAGAACATTCTTTTCAAATCAATCCTTTTAGTATTCCAGAAAACAGACAACAAGTAAAAGTAAAAGAATATCTTGCTAAAGCGTTGGCTTTTATTGATATGGTAAAATATAAACGTTTTTCAGATGGCTTTACTGTATTGCCAATTTCTTGTAAGAATAAGCGTTTATTATCAATGTTCAATAAAAGTCAGCCAAGAGTTTCAATGTGGATAGACTATCTTATTACTATTGGCTTATTAGCTGAATATAAAGAAACTTATCAATTCAATGGATATTATGATAAATTGAATTTATGCAAATGTTATGTATATTCATATGATACTGAAACTAAAATAAAAGAGTATTGTATATCAAATAATATAAATAAATATCAAATAAGAAATATAAATAATAACAATAGTATAAAACTTCAAAGTATTGAAAACTTTGATAAAAGTGCTGTTCGTTTTAGTTCTAAACTAAACTTATTGAAGCCTGAAAACTGGTCTTGTGCTAAGTTTGAAGAATATCTTGTACAATGTTTATATGAAAATTATCCGCAATTGAAACATTATCAAGAATTGGCTGATTTGATAAATGATGCTTATTATTCAGAAGATTTAGATAGACAGATTCAATTTGTACCAACTTTTACTTGGCGTAAAGGAAATAAATGTATTATAAAGATTGGTATTCGTGCTACTAATCCATTAGTTTCAACTAAAAAAGAATATGATGAAAAAGATAAGAATTGGACTGTTCATAAAGATGAAATATTCAATAAATATGGTTTGAAATATCATTATGATGTAAAATCTTCAGTTCCAAGATTGACATATTTCTTGAATACAGGCGATTGGCTTGATAATTCAATAGACCTTTATGAAATTATGTACAAAAGATTTATTCATTATTGTCCATCTGAAGTGAGTGAGTGGAATAATGATATAAGAAAGGTATTCAAAGATTTTCATATGCGTGGCTATTTTGATAATTATTCAACTATTGCTGGTCATATCAAAAGACAGTTATCAATGAAAACAGATTATGTAAAAGATGAATGGGCTGATTTAGATTATGTTATGAAATCATATAAAAGAACTATTGAAGAAACAATTGGTGGCCTTTATGATTCAGAAATCTTCTTTCACGAAAGCTGTATTTATATGGACGTTTTATTTGAACTTTTGAAGAAAGGAATAGAAGTATGGCAAGTATATGATGAATGGAATACTAATAAAGAAGTAAAAGATATATATGATATTATAAGTAATAAAGCAATATCATATTATAATAATTATATAAATGATAATAAAGAATATAATAACAATAGTATAAAACTTCAAGATGAGGTTATTGATGAACCAATTGATGTTGAAAACTTAGCCGAAATTGCATTGGATGGGGCAAATATTCAAAATAGTTGTACTAATTATAAAGATAAAATAAAGTAATACTTTTACATTTTAGGAAAGTATACTAAATAATATATATATAGGAGATAAGAAAATGAAACTTATTGTTGAACAAAATGACTTGATTGAAGGTAACTTCGATGAAGAATTGATTGATGATGTTGTAAAGATTTTAGACCCGATAAATGTTGAAGTTGTTTACGACGTAGAAAAGAAAAAGGAGGTCATTTCTTCAGGTTGTACTAATTAGAATATAACCAAGTTGAAAAGCTGCCGTTGGCAGTAACTTGCATACTCAAACTTGGGAATAAATTAGCAATATCCTGGGTATGATATAAAACTGCCCTTACTATAGGAGAATAAAGTATGAGAATGTTTGAACGTTATTGTGATGATATTGAGAATATTGAAAATTATGAAAAAGCCAAAGCTGATAATTTTGTCGGCTGGGACTGTCATCATCGTCTTGAAACCCATACTTCTGATGGAGAAAAAAGACTTATATGTATTACAATAAAAGAACTCAAAGCATTAGATATGTATTGGCATAGACCAGCTAATGAACTTATATTTCTAACGGCGAAAAAACATATGAGTTTACATAAGAGAGGAATGAAAGGAAAGACAGGTGGTCATCTTTCTGAAGAAACTAAGAAGAAAATATCTGAAGCACTCAAAGGTAAACCTTCTGGACACAAAGGAAAACATCGTTCCGAAGAAACTAAAAGAAAGATGTCAGAATCAAAAAAAGGAAAACATTGGAAACTTGTTGACAAAAAAAGAATTTGGTACTAATAAATAAAAAGATACATTTTTATAAGGAGTCATAATAATGGAAAGAAAAACAAAAAAACAATTAGAGTTTGAAAGAATCGCAAATGATAAGTTTGCACAATTGGAAATGTTCTGTAATATGTGCCATTATGCAAAAGCAAATGGAGCATTTGGTGGTAATGGTATTACAAAGGAAGACCTTTATAAAAAAGGTATGACTGATGAAGTTTATGCTTGGTTAGTTCAGAATCATTATTGCAACCAGCAGAAACCTGGAAAACCATTATGGGTATCTATCAATGGTAATAAACTTTATCCAAGTCAGACAGTTCAAAACTTGGAAAAAAGATTACAAGAATGGAAAGAAAATAATAAATAATTGGAAAAGTTTTATACTTATTCAACTATATTTTACATATAATAATTGAATAAGTATAAAATAAAAAGTATAATCTAAATAAGATAAATTACAAGGAGTTGTAAAATGAAAAAACTTATTACTACATTTACATTATTAGTTTTATTGGTTGGTTCAGTATTCGCTATTGATTATCGGCCGATTTTCGAAAATTCTAATGGAAAAGTTTTAGCCAATTTAGAAGCATCAGAACCACTCACAATAAAAGAAATAACAATTTCTATGTTTGAACAGAAAAAAGCTGTAAAGAATGGTGAAAGTTTCTTTACTACAAAGAAAGAGTATGCTTCACTTTATAGTGGCCAGGTATGTTTAGAATTCATAGAAGCAGCTGAAGCATTAGGAAGTTATCAAGTATTTATGTTCAATTACAAAACTAATAAAGGTACAATATATTATGTTGGAGACACTCAAATAGGTGTACTATATTTTGATTTAGAATAGATAAAGGAGATGAAGATATGAAAAGATTTATGGCAATTGTTTTTAGTTTGTTTTTAGTAAGTGGATTGTTTGCTGAATGGAAAGAAGTAAAGATTCCAGCAACTGCAACACATACAGTTCAGGCTTTTGAGAATGAGGAATGTGAAGTTGTTGAACGTAACTTTCCTGAGAAAGAAGTTCACGACATAATCATTGTTTTCAAAGATGATAAGTTTTTTGTTGACTTCGAGTATTCAGATGTAGTAATGATGTCAATAAAAGCTGATGATAATTTTACAAGAGCTGATGCATTCACATTGATTGATATGTATGGCGCACAGACTGGTAATTTAGGAGAATAATAAAATGACTAAAGAAGAACTTGAAAAGCAGCTCGCCAAAGCAATAGAAATTCTAACAAAACTTCTCGAAGAAGAAAAAAAGAATATGTATTGGGAAATGAACGGTTCAGATAAAAGTTCATATTATGAAGTTAGAAAACAAGCAGAGCAGTTTTTAGAGGAGAATAAATAATGAATATAGAAGAACTTGAAAAAGAAGCAGAAGAAAGATATAAAGAACATCTTGCCGACCCGAATTATTATGAATCATCAGAAGAAGAAAGTTATTTGCGCGGCTTTCAAGAAGGTGTAGAGCCAAGAGAAAAGCGTATTGCAGAACTTGAAGCACAGATTGAGAAAATGAAATGCTGTAGTAATTGTAAATTCAGAAATGAATTTGATGATGCTGATGTGAAAAGTGAAAGATGCATTGGTTGTTGTCCTGAAAATGATAATTGGGAGTTTGGCTTATGATAAAAGATTTGTTATTGATTTTGTTTTTAGTTGGTATGAGTGGTTTCCTTATGTTGACAATTGCTGTAATGTTCAAAGATTTGAATAATAAGGAAATAGAAAATTATAGAGATGAGGAAATATAATTATGGAAGTTAGTATTAGTAAACATAATGATGATGCAAGATTTGAAATGGCAAAAACCATTAGAAATAAGTACAGTGAAGAAATAGAAAATATGTTGAACAAAAAAGTTCGCAATGTTTTCTTTCTAACTAGTGGAATAGATGGAGCTGACTATTTTGTTTTTCAAACAAATAATGGCGTACTACTAGCTTTATTGAAAATAGTAGATTTTGGTTGTCCTTGGGAAACACATAAGTGGATATAAAATAATGGCTACTCAAAAGAGTAGCCTTTTTTATTCTATACTGAGAATTTACTATTAGAAGTTTGTGGAGCTTTATTATCCATAATGTGTGGAACAATCAACTGAATAGCTGAGTCAGTTTTTATAGTCAACCTAATACCTTTACCTTTTTGTAATTTCGGTGTAAATCTTGCTAGTACAGAATGTGACCACTTATCCCAGTCACTTGCATTGATATGTAACTTCTTTTCTTCAGCCTGAGTTGATACATCAGTAAGAGAACGAACTTGGAGATATACATCCTGCTCTCTATGTTCTGGGTCATATAAAAC